ATATATATTTAGTTATACTAGTATAAATAACTAGTTATAACTAGTAATGTTATAACTAGTAGGGAAAACGGATTGTCAAAAAACGTAATAGAACTAGACAAGCACAGAAAACTTAAAAAACCAGATCATCTCTCTGAGTATGAAATGCCAGAGTTGTATAATGAGATTAAAATTGGTTGGGTTGATGATGAAGACGGCAACAAGTCTTTGCATATTGTTTCTGAAGTAGATACCGATGAATGTTTGTGGATGATTGACTTGGCACAAAAGATAGTTGATAGTCGTCCTGCAACAACATTGAATGAAAATGAGTGATCTAGCAAAATTATTAGGTGATGCCTATCAGAACTTAGATAGCTTTCCTTTGGATAAGCAAAAAGAAATACTTGATCTAGTAGAAAAGATCTCTGAAACCAGAGATAAAGAAAAAGCTAGAAAAGAGTTTCTTCCTTTTGTTCGTGCTATGTGGCCATCTTTTATACATGGGAGGCATCATGAAACTATGGCTGAGGCGTTTGAGCGAGTGGCCCGGGGTGAATTAAAAAGATTGATTATCAATATGCCACCCCGTCATACCAAGTCAGAATTTGCAAGCTATTTATTTCCTGCATGGTTTCTTGGAATGTATCCTGATAAAAAAGTTATACAAACTGCACACACTGCAGAGCTATCTGTTGGCTTTGGTCGTAAGGTTCGTAACTTAATTCAAAATGAAGACTTCCAAAATATATTTCCGGGCATAGAATTATCTACAGACTCTAAAGCAGCAGGAAGATGGAACACAAATAAGCGTGGTGACTATTTCGCCATAGGTGTTGGTGGTGCCGTGACAGGCAAGGGTGCTGATATTTTGATAATCGATGACCCCCACTCCGAGCAAGACGCCACTATGGGAGAATATAATCCTGAAGTTTACAACAAAGTTTATGATTGGTACACATCTGGACCTCGTCAGAGACTCCAGCCGGGTGGTGCAATCATAATTGTTATGACAAGATGGTCAAAAAGAGACTTAACAGGGCAAATTATCAACAAATCTATCGAAAGAGAGGGGTCAAATGACTGGGAAGTCATAGAATTACCTGCAATTATGCCTTCAGGTAAGCCATTATGGCCTGAATTTTGGGGACAGGCGGAATTAGATGCGCTAAAAGCGGAACTTCCAGTGTCAAAATGGAACGCACAGTACCAACAGGACCCTACATCGGAAGAAGGGGCGTTAATCAAGCGAGAATGGTGGCGTGAGTGGGAGAAAAAAGATTTGCCACCTTGTGATGCTATAATTCAATCATGGGACACAGCCTTCTTAAAAACGCAAAGAGCGGATTATAGTGCTTGTACTACATGGGGTATCTTTTATCACCCAGATGATGAGGGTAACGAGAGGCCAAACTTAATATTAATCGATGCATTTAAAGATAAATTAGAATTTCCTGAATTAAAAAGAGCAGCATATGATAAATACTGGGAATTTGAGCCAGATCAAATGATTGTGGAGGCAAAAGCAGCAGGTTCACCGTTGATTTTTGAATTAAGAGCTATGGGAATACCAGTTACGGAGTTTACACCGAGCCGTGGACAGGATAAGATAGCAAGAGTTAATAGTGTTACAGATTTATTTGCTAGTGGTGTTATTTGGTGTCCACCTGCAAGATGGTCTGACGAAGTTATAGAAGAATGTGCAGCGTTTCCATCAGGAGATCATGATGACTTGGTTGACTCAACCACACAGGCGCTGTTAAGATTCAGACAAGGTGGTTGGATAAGAACCACTATGGATGATTGGGATGAAGAACCTAAGTACAGACGACCTGTGGAGTATTATTGATGGATATGGTACATATAATCGATGGATTAATGGGAATAATTGTTTTAGGTGGAGGCTGGTTCTTGGGAACACAATCAAGAGAAGTTAAAAGAATAGATATTTTATTAAATAAAACTAGAGAAGATTATGCAAAGCGTGATGATGTTACCGTGGCGATAAATAGACTAGAAGAAAAAATAGACAGAATCTTAGAGAGAATGAAATAGGAGAATCCAATGGCTGTAGAAAAAGTTATGACACCAAGGGACTTAGCCAAAGCAGAGACTACAGAAGAAGAGGTTACTGTAGAGGTTTTAAACCCAGAAGCTGTTTCAGTGGAGACCGAAGATGGCGGTATGATAATAGATTTTACAGGTGAGCAGGTTGAAGAAATAATGGGTGGAGGATTTGATGCCAACCTAGCAGAAGAAATAGAGGAAGACGAACTGCAGTCTATGGCTAGTGAGCTAATATCTAATTTTAACTCTGATAGACAGTCAAGAAGTGAATGGGCTAAAAGTTATGTAAAAGGATTAGATCTTCTTGGAATGAAGATAGAAGAAAGACAACAGCCTTGGGCAGGGTCATCTGGTGTTTTTCATCCCATACTTACAGAATCAATAGTTAGATTTCAGGCACAGGCTATGGGTGAGATATTCCCTGCATCCGGTCCAGTGAGAACAAAAATAGTTGGCAAGATGTCTGTAGAAAAAACAGAACAAGCTGCTCGTGTAGAAAATGAGATGAATTATCTTTTAACAGAGCAGATGACAGAGTATCGTGATGAAACAGAGCAAATGCTTTTCAAGCTACCTCTCGCAGGTTCTGCTTTCAAAAAGGTTTACTATGATCCCATCATGGAGAGACCATGTGCTATGTTTGTACCAGCAGAGGACTTTGTTGTTTCTTACGGGGCATCTGATCTTATGACATGTGAGAGATATACTCATGTTATGAAAAAATCATCAAACGATATTTTAAAATTACAAAACACAGGATTTTATAGAGATATAGAGTTGCCTGACCCAGAACCTGATATGTCAGACATACAAGAAAAGTATGATGAGCTTGATGGAGAGGCGGCTCAGATAGAAGATGACGACAGACACACACTTCTTGAAATGCATGTTGATATGGAAATGCCAGAACCATTTAACGATGAAGACGGTATAGCCAGACCATACGTTATTACAATAGATAAATCTTCCAGAGAGATATTATCTATCAGGAGAAATTATTATGAAGACGATAAAAAGAAAAGAAAGAGACAATACTTCGTCCACTATAGGTACCTCCCCGGGCTGGGCTTTTACGGTACAGGACTTATACACCTCATCGGGGGACTCGCAAAAAGCGCAACCTCAATACTCAGACAGCTCATCGATGCAGGAACACTCTCGAATTTACCAGCTGGTCTTAAAGCTAGGGGTCTTCGTATCAAAGGGGATGATTCGCCTCTCATGCCGGGTGAGTTCCGTGACGTTGATGTCCCGGGTGGTGCAATTCGTGATGCTATTACTTTCATACCTTACAAAGAACCAAGCTCGGTCTTGTACCAGTTGCTCGGAAATATCGTTGACGAGGGGAGAAGGATTGGCTCCGTTGCGGATATACAAGTCGGAGACATCAACGCCCAAGCACCAGTAGGGACAACTCTTGCTCTTATGGAGCGATCAATGAAAGTTATGTCTGGCGTACAAGCTAGATTGCATGCAGCTTTAAAAAATGAGTTAAGATTATTATCAAATGTTATTCGTGATTACATGGATGGCGAATATGCATACGAGATGGAAGGTGACTTTGACAGAACAAAAGACTTTGATGACAGGGTTGATGTAATACCTGTATCAGACCCTAACGCTGCCACTATGTCGCAAAGAGTCATGCAATATCAGGCAGCATTGCAATTAGCTCAACAGGCACCTCAACTTTATGATATGGGTAAACTACACAGGCAGATGTTAGAAGTTCTTGGAATACAGGATGCCAAAGATATCATAAAATTACCTGACGATATTAAACCATCAGATCCAGTTACAGAGAATATGGCTATACTGAAACAAGAGCCAGTAAAAGCATTTAAGTATCAGGATCACGAAGCACACATCAAGGTTCACCTCGCTGCCGCAAATGACCCTAAGTTGAAAGAAATTGTAGGGCAATCACCTTTCGCAGGAGCAATACAGGCCGCTTTGTCAGCACATATAACAGAACATGTGGCATTTCAATATAGAAAAGAAATAGAAAAGAATCTTGGTGTTGCAATGCCAAACGAAGAAAAGCCATTGCCAGAAGATACAGAAGAGGAATTATCAAGAGTAACTGCAGAAGCAGCAGAAAAATTACTTCAACAAAACACTGCAGAGGCACAACAACAAGAGGCTATGAGACAACAGCAAGATCCTCTTACACAAATACAACAAAGAGAGCTTGCTATAAAAGAACAAGAGCTAATGCACAAAAAGCAAATGGATCTAGCTAAATTAGAGCTAGAAGCGCAAAAAGCTAAAATGAATGAAGAGGCTCAAAAAGAAAGATTACAATCTGAAGACAGAAGAGAAGGCGTGAGAATTGCTGCCAAGTTAGCAACAGATGCATCAAAGGATCAAAAAGATGAAGCAAGGCTTGTAATGGATGCAGCAAAGCAGCTACAAGATGAGTAGAAATGAAACAATATACACGCCTGTAATAAAAAAAATACAGGAGGAGATGGATGCTGTCACTGACCATTTATCATCCGGCAGACCTAGTAATTTCGAGGAATATCAAAGACTTGTCGGAAAAATCGAAGGGTTGTCCATTGCTAGAG